AAGGCGGTGTGAATTAGATGGAAAAAATATTAACGATTGACGGGCGCCAGGTGAAATTTAAAAGCACCGGCGCTTTTTTGTTGCGTTACAAGGCCCAGTTCGGGCGGGATGCATTACAGGACATATTTGCTCTGCAGGGATCTGTAGACGCTGAAGGACGAGTAACAGATGCCAGCGCTCTGGACTTAGAGGTAATTTATAACTTAATCTGGACACTTGCCAAAACCGCAGATCCCACTATCCCGCCACCCATGGATTGGTTGGACACTTTTTCAGAATTTCCATTGTCCCAAATCGTGCCGGAAGTAACAGACATGATATTTTCCAGCCTGGGAACGACGGTAGAGTCAAAAAAAAAGTAGAGCAAGCAGAGGATGATGATGCCTCTTTTGAGTTGACCACAGAGCTGATTATGTTACGGGCGCTTGAAAGAGGCTTAACTTTACGTGACTTTGAGGATCTGACTTTTGGAATGATCTTAGGTTTTATCACGACATACAATAATGAGCACTTAGATGACGATGAGCGCGAGGACACAGTAAGAATGGCGTCACAGGCCGACTATGATAGGTGGTGAGTATAAGAAAAGCCCGCTCTATTGAGCAGGCTTATTGTATTCCTCTAATACTAATTCAATCCCCCTATCGAGCAGCTTTGACATTGGTATCATTGTTTCCTGTGACAACTTCTTCAATTGTTCAAATAGCTTTTTATCAACGGCATTTCCTATTCGTATTCTTGTGGTTAAGTCCGACATATGCTCACCTCCACTAAGTGTATTATACTACTTATTTAACGTGCTTGCAACTTATAGCAATTTATAGTATAATACATGTAAGGAGATGATTGTATGGATAAGAAAGAATGTTTGCACTACTATATGCTTTATAACGGGAAAAACATATCAGAAGCACACTTGTATGACTTGTCGTACAGTACTGGTATAAATGAGATACCTCCACTTTATAAAATAGTAGACAGAAGAACCCGTTATGCTGAACATTATGTTTATTGCCCTAAATGCGGAAGTAAGTTAGATTGGAATAAGTTTAAAAGAATGGCTGATGCCCATTGGGATTACTCGGTGGGTGTTTATGATGAATAAACAAGGAACTATCTATAAGATAGAAAACCTAGTAAATGGTAAGGTTTATATTGGACAAACAATGCATTGCGTAAACAAAAGAATGCGAGTTCATAGGGCTAAGTTAAAAAGAGGATGCCATCATAGTGGTCATTTACAAAATGCATTTAATAAATATGGAGCGGATAGATTTAAAGTATCCATATTAGAAAACTGTAATATTGAGGAGATAGACAGCAGGGAAAAATTTTGGATAAAATACTATAAAGACCAAGGGTTATCTTACAATATAGAAGATGGCGGAAATTACATAAAAGAGATTCCTATGGAAACACGTAAAAAAATGAGCGAATCGCACAAGGGTCTTCTCAAGGGTGAGAAAAACCCAATGTATGGAAAGACACCATCTAGAGAAACGCGCGATAAATTAGCAATTGCGACCAAGAAATCTTGGCAAGATACAAAAATTAGGGATAAAAGACTAAGTAATTTGAAGTATGGAAAAGAAAACTCAAATAGCAGGTCTGTAATTTGCGTAACGGACGGTAATGTTTTTGATAATATGACTCAAGCCGGCAAATATTATAATATCTCAATGAAGGCAATACAACAGACTGTTTCAGGTAGAAACCCTTATTGCTATTCTAGTGATAGAACGTATAAACTTGAATTTTACTATTATAAAGAAGGTCGGACATACACTCCAAAGGCTCATATAAACAAGCATTGTGTGCCTGTTGTTTGCATAACAACAAACGAAGTCTTCAGTAGTGTAAAAGAACCAAGTATAAAGTACAATATCCCAACTACAAACATATCAAAAGTCTGCCAGGGGAAAAGGAAGCACGCGGGCAAACTAAAGGACGGAACAAAATTATCTTGGAAATACGCTTAGAAATAGGCGTATTTTTTATTGCCTGAAAGGTGGTGAGCACAATAGCAGGAACAATAAAGGGCATTACAATTGTCATCGATGGTGATACGAAAAAATTAAATAGTGCCTTGGAGGGCGTCAATAAGCAATCAAAAAATATTCAATCAGAATTGCGTGCCGTCGATCGACTTTTAAAATTAGACCCCACAAACACAACCCTCTTAGAACAGCGGCAGAAGCTTTTAGCCGAAGCTGTCAGTAACTCTAAGACCAAGCTTGACACGCTCAAAGAAGCGGAGAAACAGGTTCAGCAACAATTTAAAGAGGGAAAAGTCGGGGAAGAGCAATACCGGGCGTTTCAGCGGGAAGTCGTAAAGGCGGAACAAGACCTGTCTAAGTTCGAGCAGCAGCTTAAAGACGTCAACGGTGCCGCCAAAAAACTTAATATCGACATAAAGGACGTCGGCGATAAGTTGAAAGGCGTAGGTCAAGGTATGTCAGTTGGGGTTACTGCTCCTATCGTCGGCGGTTTTGCCGCTGTCACCCAGGGAACAAGAGAACTCAGGATGGACATGGGGAAACTTGAGGCGGCGTTTACTACCGCTGGATTTACGGCAGAGCAAGCCAAAGATGTCTATTTCGATTTTTACGGTATTTTGGGTGAGTCGGATACAGCCATCGAGGCGGTCAACCATTTGGCTCAAATGACAACAAACCAGGAGGATCTAGCCAAGTGGACCACTATTGCCACCGGCGTATATGCTACTTTCGGTGACTCCTTACCGATTGAAGGGTTAACCGAAGCGGCCAACGAAACGGCAAAAGTGGGGCAAGTCACCGGGCCTTTAGCTGATGCTCTTAACTGGGCTGGCATCAGTGAAGATGAATTTAATAAAAAACTGGCAGCCTGTAGCAGTGAGCAGGAACGCCAAGCACTTATAACCGAAACGCTATCTGGCAAATATAGCGCAGCTGCGGAAAAATATCGCGAGGTCAATGCTGAGGTTATCAAGGCTAACGAAGCGAATGCTAGGCTTTCGGACAGTTTTGCCATACTGGGAGGAACGTTGGAACCGATTTTAACGCCCATCATCGAAAAAGTTACTGAAATGGTAAATAAATTTAACGAGATGGACCCAGCGGGGCAGAAGGTAGTTTTAATTATTACGGGTATTGCCGCAGCGATGGGGCCTATAGCTTTTGGAATAGGACAAATAATCGGGACTATAACAAAACTTAAAGACTTAAAACTGCTGGAATCATTTGCTGGTATCGCAAAATTCTTAATGCCTCCAGGCGGTTTAATAATATTAGGCATTACAGCACTTATAGCTGCTGGAGTATTGTTGTATAAGAATTGGGATGAGATTAAAGCTAAGGCAATTGAAATATGGAATTTTATAAAGGAGTTTTTAGGCAAAACCTGGGATGGAATAAAACAGGCTTTTGAAATCGCATGGAACGGTATCAAGGATTTTTTCAAAAAATGGGGAGACGAGCTTATTCTTGTCGCTGTCGGCCCCGCAGGTTGGGCGGTCCTGCTGGCTAAAAAAATTGCTGAAAACTGGGACGAAATTAAAGCAAAGGCGATTGAGATATGGAATGGCTTAAAAGGAAGCCTGGGCGGAATATGGAATGAAATAAAAGGCGCAGCCGGTACCGCATGGGGAAACATTAAAGAGGCTATTTTAAGCCCAATTCGGGTAGCCAAACAAAACATTATTGACATAATATCCAGTATAAAAAACGCCTTTGCGAACATGAAAATATCTTTTCCAAAAATAAAAACACCACACATAAAAATTAAATGGACCAATGTGAAACATGTTGGAAACATACCTACAGATTTTAATGTCAATTGGTATAAGATGGGCGGCATATTTGACCAGCCTTCTGTAATAGGCGTTGGCGAAGCCGGGCAAGAGGCGGTACTACCCATAGATAAGTTACCCACACTAATTGCTGGCGCATTGCGTGAGGCGTTAGGGGTAGAACAGCAGTCGGCAGTAAGGGCAGATACTGGTACCCCAATACAGCTGGTTGTTAATCTGGATGGCCGGGTAATTGCTCAGAATTTATACAATCTGCAACAGGGTAGCGCAAGGGGAAGGGGGATAAGATAATGGGCATAACATTCAATGGTGTCCACAGTTCAATCTTCGGCCTGGGTGCGAAGGTAACAAGGCCGCTTACACCAGGAAACAACGACAAATATGTGGATATCCCTGGCCGTTCCGGAAGTATTCTTTTTCCGGGTAAGCTCCAAGACCGTTTAATATCGGTTGAGTTTGGTTTTATGCCCGGTAACCGGGCAGTATTCAGGGAGAAGGTTTGGGAGATTTCAGCTTGGCTCAATACGGAAGAGCGAAAAATACTGATTATTGATGACGATCCGGGCAAAAGCTATGTTGGCAAGGTTGAGGATAAAATCGATTTAGAACAGGCTTACCGGTTGGGAAAGTTTGCGGCGACATTCCGCTGCGAGCCGTTCGCCTACGGCGCAGAGGTCACAAGCAACTTTGTAAATGATAGCATTACCGCGACTAATGTCGGCACGTGCCCAACGCCTGCAGTCATAGACGCTACCTTTACGGCGGCTGCCACTGAATTCAAGGTGGCCCTGGGTACAGAATATATTCGAATAGGGCATAGCTTTACTATAGGCGATACCCTGCAAATTGACACCGGTACTGGCTCGGCACTAATCAATGGCAGCCGGGCAATGGATGACCTAGACTGGCAGAATAGTCGGTTTTTTGCCTTAGCATCAGGCGAAAACGCCTTGGCGATTACCCCAGTCGGCATATGCACTGCGACGGTAAAACATATTCCGAGGTGGTTATAATGCTCTACATCTTTGATTCAACCGAACAATTACTCACAACGCTGCCGGACGGCAGCTTTTTTAATGCTGTACATCGAGAGGTTCTAAACGGTGAGAATACTTTCCAGTTCTCTTTTCCAGCCTCCGAGGCTGACGCGCAGTACATCGTAGAGGGGAACCTGGTAGGCTTCCGCGACCTGGACGCATACTGGCAAGTATTTGAAATAAAGCGGATAGTGGACAGTCATTCTGACGGTCTGACCCGGATAGCTTATTGTGAACATATCCTGTATGAGCTCCTGGATGATATTGTAACCGATAAGCGTCCATCAGCCGGAGCTACAGCAGCTCTTGCGGGGATGCTGGAGGGTACCCGCTGGCAGGTGGGCATAGTAGATGATTTGGGCGCATCAAGTACGAACGCATACTATGAATCTGCTCTTTCAGCTGTACAGAAGGTAGCCAACGCATGGCAGGGAGAACTGAACTGGAGAATCACAGTATCTGGCAATCAAATTACAGCCCGGTATGTAGACCTGCTGGCTATGCGCGGCACAGATACCGGGAAGCAGTTTGCGTATAGCAAGGATACTGTCAGTATTGAGCGTGAAGTGGATACATCAGAGGTGGTTACTGCCCTTTATGGTCGCGGAAAAGGTGTAGAAACAGAGTCAGGGGAAGGATATGGCCGCAGGTTAAACTTTGCCGATATCGAAGCACCAGACAAGCCAGCGGGACAGGAATGGATTGGCAACGATGACGCTCTTGCACGATGGGGCAGAAATGGCCGACACAGATTTGATGTATTTGTGGATGAGGATGAAACTGACCCGGAAGTGCTGCTGGAAAAGACCAGGGTAGAATTGACACGCCGCACCACTCCACGAGTAACATATAAATTAGATGTAGTTAGTCTGGAGCAGATATCCGGCTACGAACATGAACAGGTCCGCTTGGGCGACTTAGTGCGAGTGATTGACCGGGAGTTTCGCCCGGAGCTGGTTGTGTCGGCCAGGGTGATAGAACTGGAGCGCGACCTACTATCTCCAGAGAATACCAAAGTGGTGCTGGGCAGCTTCGCGCCTACCATCATGGAGACCAATATAAACACGCAGCGGCGGGTAAGTAACTTGGAGAACAAGCCCTACAACACTAAATGGTTTGATGGGGTTATAGATGTACTCCAGAACGCAATTGAAAACAGTCAGGCATATATTTGGGAAACGCCGCAAGGAACCCTGCACCTAAATGCACCTACGTATGAAGAGGCCACAGAAGCTATGCTACTGGGCGGCGGTCGGTTTGCCATCGCCAACCAGAAGGATGGTCAGGGTGGATGGAACTGGCGCACGTTTGGGGACGGTAGTGGATTTACGGCTGACCTATTGAACGCTGGTCGTGTTAGAGCTGATTTAATCGAAATCGGCCCTGAATCATTCTTCGCCCCCGGCTACGACCCGACCAAGATTACTGCAAACAGTGTCGGCATGGGCGTAGACTCCGACTGCGTGGGTCTTTTCCATTTCGACGGCAGCTTGA